CCGGGGTTTGACTCCTGAATGGGCTTGACCCCTTCAAATACATTAACCTTTTTGGCTAATCCAGAAGATTCATTGAGCCTTTTTATTTTTGCTTGTCGTTGAGCTTCCATTTTCTCTGCTTTTTCGCGGAGAAGGGCTTCTTGGTCAACTTGTTGGGTTTTTTGTTCCATAACAACTTGACCTGCGCCAAGTCCTGTGACGACTTCGGCAATAATACCAGACAATACCCCATCTTCAAAGAGTACTTCTTTGATGCATTCTTTGACTAGGGGTTTTAAGGCTCTTTTTAATTCTGCTTTTTTCATTTAACACCCTTCAATATATCATTTAAAACAAAGTTGATTTTGTCTGCCTGGGTAAGTTCTTTTGTAAAAGCAGGGTTTTTCTTAGATTCAGTAAGATTCATAAAAGCACCTGGCGTAGAGGGATCAGCTACCATATCAAAACAAATAAGTTGAAAATCGTCTTCTACGGTAAGTTGTCCCATAGATTCTTTCACTGACCCCATCCCCCTAGAGGATATGCCCAGTTTAACGCCAGAGTTTAAAAGATCTTTAAGTATTTTACCTGATGGAGTGTCCAATACTTCAATTTTACCCATCACACTATCACCATCCCACCACATTTTCGTGATGAGGTGAGAAGCGTTTCTAAGGTTGATTACTGAATCATCGGGATGATCCAACTCTCCAAGAGCCCGTCGCTCGCGGACGAGATTTTGATAATGTTCTATTTCTCTTGCGAGAACTTCTTTAGGATAAACCCTGCCGTTCCCATTTTGGGTGCCAGCTTTTTGACAAACGCCAACAAGAAAAACAGAACCTTCATTACGAAGTTTCTTTTCTCCTTCTGTCAGAATATCTAAAACACAGTTACCGTCAGGGCAGAGTTCATAAAATTCTCTAATAAGTTGTTTAGTCATTTCCTTTACTTCCTAAAGATAAGCAGGGCTCACCCCTGCATGATACTGCTGCCGCTGCAACAGCGGCGAACTTCCGGGGTGTTGTACCTTCTCATTTTAGTAGACTCCTGGATTATAAAATACCATATTAAATAGTATCTTTAAGCACTTAAAGCATCATTCATTTTTATTTAAGTATACTGCGACACCGTCGTCATTAACAAGGCGGTTTAAAATATAACTTGTACCTGACGAGAGACAGCTAAGAAGGAAAAGATTAGTTAAACTGATCTCGTAGGTCCACAAGGAGGAACTTTGACCTATCAAGAGGAAAATCCAGCCTACATGGAAGCCAACACAAAGAGCACAATGAAATAATTTTCCAAATCCTCGGAGCGAATCTTTTCTTGGTCTAATCTTGTCGAAAAGAGAGCCATAAAGAATAAGCTGTGTAGCGCCATAGGCACATAGAATAAAATATATCAGATCCATTTAATCACAGGTTATAAACACCCGCGAGACCGTAAGGATTAATACCAGGTATAATACTACCCTTGCGTGGTTCTTCGGGTACTGTTCCCAGCGCTGTGGAATCTTCAGGCGTAGGTTCAGTCAAATATTCTTCTTCCTCTCTTTCCATATTATCCTCGTATTCAAACGTTTCTTTTTCTTTGTCCATAAATTTAGAAATCGAGTAAAGAGTCGCATCAATTACGTTTACTTCTTCGGATTCGGCAATAATGGCTTCCATAGACATAAAAATATTTCCGCCCTGGATGCTGTCGTATTTTATAACGCCGTCATGACGGAGATAGGCGAACAACTTGTCTTGAGAGGGATACACATGTTTTGAATATTCACCTTTCGGGAAGGTAACAACTTTGTTGCTTTCAGGCAAAATTACAATATCAATATCTCGATGGTCAAAAATCATTAAATTTCCATCGAGAGATTTTTTAACTTCTAAAGCAACAGTTTTTAATTGCTTTTGCTTCAGTGTAATGTTTATTTCGCTAGGCATTTGCTTTCATCTCACTTAACAATGACTGGATTTTTAAAATATCTTTTAAAGATGCTTGATCAATAGGACGTTGTTTAAATTCTTTAACCATATGGGATACTTGAAGAATTTTTTCCTTTATGTGCGTGTTTTCTTTAACTAAATTACTTTCCAGAGCTTCCACTAAGCATCTTTTTATTCTGCCTACTTCTTCATTTAAAAAGACTTTCATAGACAATCCATTATCTGAAAACGAAACAATATAAGTGTTAAGAAGCTTACGTTGTTCATTCAACAAGGAATCATTATATTTTTCATTATATTTTTTCATAAACACGTTGAAAGTAAGTTTGTCTGAAGGAACTTGTTTTTCTTCTTCTAGTTTGTGTAATTCTTCTATAAGTTGAGTTTCTAAAATAACCTTCTTCTTGGGAGACATATCCATATTAAGCAAGTGATAAATGGTAGCTAAATTTTTATAATTTGGAACAAAATTATTAAAAATATCCTTTGTAACGTTACTGTTGATTTCTTTTATCAGGGCAGTTTGGGCTTCAAAGATGGCGCTTTTGCTTAATTTGGCATGTTGCAATCTCGCTTCTTTAACAACCTTTTCTTTCATTTCTGAATTCATGTTTCTTACTTCAAGAATAGATTTATAAATTTGCAATTCTCGATATAACTCCGTATCTTTATTAAAGAATTTCTTAATAGTAGTGACAATCACATTTTTCTTTTTTAAATCTTCGGATATAATACTTTTTACAACTTCCCTTACTAAGCTTTCGAATACAAAAGCGGTATTTCTTTTTTTATTATGTTTAAACTTCATCTTTACTTTTGTTCTCCATCGCTGCTATAAGATTATCAATATCATGTTTTGTTTGGAATAAAAGTTCTTCTTCCTTCTTATAAGTAGTGTCGAGTTGTTCTGCAACTATACCTTTTCCTAAACTTTTTATATCTTTGTATCCTGGTACACCTTGGGCTTTCATTTGGCGTGCGCGTGGACCGGAAGATTTTCTTCTATCGTGTTGTTTAACTTTACGCCATTTGCCTTTTGCTCGCGGAGAAGAAATTTCCGACTCTCCAGTTCCTTTGTGTTCCCTAGAATAAGTCACATCGTCATCTCTTTTGGCGGGGGCTGTTAAAAGACCTCCGGTTGGAGACGGTTCTTCAACTTCTTCCTCGCCGCTGAGGTCGAGACCTTCTTCTTCGCCGCCTAGATCGCCGAGATCCTCTTCTCCTTCACCTCCTCCAAAGAGATCTCCTGTGCCGCCGGTATCAAAGGCAGCTCCTCCGACGCCGCCTTCCTCGGCGGCTCCTTCCAAGGACGTGTCATACTTCTTATCATAAAACTTTTCTCGTTGAATGCGATTAATTTCCTCATGAGAAAGATTAAATAATTTTTCAAAAATCCAACGCTTGCTAAAGAAGCCTTCTGTCGCGGATGAGGCTACCTCAAACTTGGTGCGCCAATGCTCCAGCTCTTGCAACTCGGAGATTTTTGAAGGATTATTAAGAGTAAGGTTAAAAGAAATTAAATCGGGTCCTCTAAATCCTAAAGTAAACAAATGAATCATTCCGATTTTTTCCAACTCTGTGATTATCGAACGCTGAAGGCGTTGTATGGTACGAGCGAAGCGGATGTCTTTTTGAGCTAGCGTAGTTTTATCTTCCCCGCCAGCTTCGTCAGTAGAGGAAAGATATGACGCGGGAATTTTGATAGCGCTAAAAAGCTTATCGCGCAGATATTTGACATCGTCAATGTCTCCTGTATAAGTTCCTCCAGGAAGATTTTCAATACGAGTGTTGGTGTTACCTCTAACGGGCACCCAGTAATCTTCTTCAACAGACATAGGGTTGTAGCGTAGATCTACCCGACCTGTGTCCGCATCCACAACTTGATTTCTTTTCATCTGAGTCATGACTTTCTGCATATATTGTTCAACATCCTCGGGAGAAATGTTGCCCGTATCAATATAAAATACTCTACGATCAGGGGCTCTCACAATACGATACGCCATCATGGCATCTTCAAGAAGCGTAAGTTGTCGCCAAATGCGGCGAGCAGGGTCAAGAATAGAGGTTCCATAAGGCGCGTGCTTATCGTTACCTAGAATGCGAAAATGAGCAATCTGCCAGTTTTCAAACGTGAGTCCGCCAGAATTCCATTGGAATTGAACATAGTTGGGGTTGGTTTTATCTTCTCCTTCTAAGCGTTCAATCTCTTTAGCGGGAAGCCCAATAACATTTTTTACGCCTGTTTCGTCGTCTAGGTCAAGATAAAGAAAATAATCTCCATATTTGCACATTGTGCGGCACCAGCCAAAAAGATTGAAATCAATATTCAAAATGTTATGATAAAGATTCTCAAGAGTAAATCGTATTTCCTCATTCGGACAATTGATAGTTAATAACTTTCTAAACTCGTTGGACGTGGTCATCTCATCTGCATAAATATCCAGTGCCGAATGCAGCTCAGGAGAATATTCCATTTGATCAAAGTCCAAATATCTTTCCATGCGGCTTTGCTGGTTAAAAAAGGCTGCCCCTAAGTGTTTGTAAGGATCGTATGCGCTTTTTTTAAATTCTAGACCGCCCGGTGATTGAAAACTAAATTTGTCTAACTGTCTTCTTTTAAGTTTGCGAGGGTTTTGTCGTCTGTAATCTGTGACAGGACCAGAGAACAATCGAGTTAACTGGCGGAACAATGTACTTTGAGGATTTTTGGAATTTTTCTTATTAACCATTTTTTAACCTTTTAGAAGCCAGTTGTAATCTTTATATTGTTTTACTTGACTCTGTTTTATATTGGACTTATAACCATGCATTCCATGGATAGTGGTATTTATTTCTGTTTTCGTAGTTGTCATGGAATTTAAAAGTGCCTTTTTATATTCTAGTTCTCTTTTGTTTGTTTCAAACGCTGTATCTCGAACCCAGCAGCCTATTGCACAAGCCATAACCAAATCATCATTATACTTTCTCATGGCTTGTGGGCGTCCGTGGTGCCAAATGAATGTTTTCATCTCCTCAAGTAATCTTGTCGAATATATCGTAAGTAGTTTATTTCTAATGAATTCTTCCATTTTTGCTATGATCAAAGGTCGGGTTTTGCTTGTGGTTGTGAAGCCAGCTATTGCGCTATTGGAATATTCCGCTGTCACTTGATCAACATATTCATGCGAAGATTTATAAGAGTGATACACGTTAGGATATTCTTTTTCCGTCAACTTGTCTAACACCGTATGACCTGCGGCGAGATTTTCTACGACAACCATACAATCGCCATATTCTTTACCTGCATCATAGAGTATACCAGAAAAAATATCCGGCGTTAACTTTCCTTGATATTCTCCTATAATTTCATTTGTTTCAATTTTAATAACGTGAAATGTAGAATAATCTTTGCCGTCTCCTCGGGCGACATCAGCTGAAATAAGATAAGTAAACTCTTCTTGATATTCTTCCCAAATCCAAAAATTTCTATCAAAGCCCGTTTTATATTTGGGAGGCTTTACTGAATCAGAAATATAAATTAGATCATCAGGATGAAAAACTGTTTCACCGGACATATTGAAGTTACACTCTAGTTCCTGCGCGATTTGTCGGCGGGACATGTTTCGTGTTTCTTTTTCAAACCACTCTTGGTCTCTTTCGGGGTGAACATCCCACAAAAGTTTGGTTGGATAAAAATCATTTTTTTCTGCTGTAGAGTCAACATAAGTTTGGTGAAACCAATTGCCGCAGCCGTTTGGGGTGGAAAGGGCGATGCAACGTCCTCCAGTAGACAAGGTGGAGTATAAACCGGTCCACAGTTCATCTAAACCATCAACATGAGCAGCCTCATCCACCACTAACAAAGAAAGAGCCTCCGAACGTCCTGCATCTGCGGATGTTGCGGAAGCTTTGATCTGAGAGCCGTTGGATAATTCAAACGAAGTCCTGTTATCGATATCAATACTAGAAATTCTCATCCAGTCAGGCAGATATTTAATGATAGATTTTACTTTTTTAACAAGATTGGCAGCAGTTCCAAACTTCGTGGCGATAACAAGAATATTCTTATCACGATGAAACATCATCAACCATGCGATATAAGCGGCTGAAATGGTAGAGATCCCCAACTGACGAGCTTTGAGAATAACATTAAAGCGATGATCGTTGAAGTCTTTTAAAAGCTGTTCTTGAAAATCATATAGCTTAAAAGGGATTAAACCTCTCAAAGGATGAGCTATCTTAGCGTAATTATTAATAAAATAAGAAGGATCTTTTCCCGCTTTGACAATTTCCGCTAATATCTCTTTTTTGGTTAACTTATATGACATTATTTTTGGGATAAATTGTCTATTAAGCTTTCCAAGCACCTGCTTCGAGGAAACTGCGGAAGCCTTCTTCTAAGCGATTGTTTAGATCTTTGACATTCGTCTCTCCCTCCACGGCATCTACACTAGAAAGATTACCCACTTCATAAATTTTTGTAGCGACAACGAATACTCGAACGCGGGAACATTGTTGTACAAGTGCGTCTACGTCTCC